CTCAAGAAACATGACTAACTCAACCATGTCGAGTGAGTCTAGCATAAGGTCATCCATAATTTTGCTGTCCCATTTAATAGGTTCAACATTTCTTTCACCCAATGTCTCAGCAATAGCAAGTGACGCTACTTCAAGTAGCACCTCATCTGTTACTGGTTTGGGGGCAGCACGTAAGATGTCTTTGATCTTATAATACGTTGCCGAATGTGACATAATTAATACTTGTAAGTTACTTCATTTACTTGGCACGTTGCTCTAACGAATCCCAATACCCTTTGGAATTGGTCTGAGTCCTCACATACAAGTCGCTCTACCTCAGAGGTATCACTAATGAGTGTGAAGGTACGTGCGGGGATGTCCACTACGCATTGTTTTAGAAAGTCTGTTTCCATGGGTCATCATATAAATCACTATCCTTAGTATAGGGTAGTGGGTACGCATTTGGAGTGGACATTGTGCCACTATGACATCTGGCATACTGAATGATGTCATTGGCATAGTGCTTGATGTCCTCCAGATTAGCATGGATCTCCTTATAGATCTCCATAGCATTCTTCTGGTTGGGCACTCCTTTAACTTTCTCCTCTATGTAGTTTGCTTTCTCAGCGTCAATAAAATCAACGAGAGTCTTAGCTTGACTAGAAGATATGGTCATACCAAACATTTGGTCTGTTCCTTTACTATAGTACATTCACGTCAGAATGTCAATTAAGGTATATACCGTTATTACATGTAATTCTATATTCGGAACTTGCAGACATACTCGCAGAGCCTGAGGCACTCATTGTAAAATCATTTGTGTTTATTTTAGCGTCTGATCCCTTTGTATCGAGTTCCCATCCTGTTCCTGAACTCTTTGATACTTCCATACCATCGGGTGCTCCACCCTCGATACATTCAATACTCTTGCCATGGGCAACTGTCTTGCAACTGCCTTGGACTTCTGTAAAACTGTTTCTACCAACGTTGTCGTACTGACAACCTTTGACGTTGAATCGGAGATCACCCGCTGATTCTAAAGCGAACGTTCCTCCTTCTTTATCCATCCTGATCACACGGTTACCGTTGATAACCTCTGTTAACTGTCCACCAGCTGCCATGTCTAGGCGTTTGAAGGTGCATCGTTCGTTAATAGAGTTGGCAATGAATCTGATTTCGTTATCGGCATTGACACCTATTCCAGATGCTGAATCTATGGCGATGTCGCCACACTTTAATTCATATCTACCGCTAACCTTATCAAATCTGTCACCCTCTACCTCTGTGTGTAAGTTTCCTTCCACGTTGAGGTGAGCATCACCGATCACTTGAATGATAAGTTTGTCCTCTTTTTTGTTTTTACCGACCTTGAGGGTGGTCGTTGCGTCACTATTTAGGTGTAAATCTCTTGCACTTATGATATATGTGTCTTCTTCTTCGTCCATTTCAATGATAGAACCAGTTTTACCATTGATTAATCTGATCCTTTCACCATCCTCTGTGTTGTCAAACTCCAGTACATGACCCGCTGAGGTCACTGTTACCCAGTTCTTTGGATAGTTCGTAATATGTTGAGGATTTTCATTCTCATCACTACTACCATCAAATAGATTTGTATTAGATGTATCCTGTCTAGCCATTGTGTCCTACGCAGTCGATATATGATTGAGACTCGAAGATCTCAGTAAATTTAGTAGGTCCTACGTACTGATATGTAGGTACTATCTCAGCACCAAAACCTGTTGGATCTACGATCCGAGGTTTAACGAAACCAAGAGTCTTGGTTGTGATAGTAGGTGTCAACAGTTTACCCTTATCATCAGTTGAGATATCACCTATCTCTTCCTGACCCACATAGATCTTAGGATCTGTGTAGTTGTCACCTACGTTGGTGATGTCGATGGTGTCGAGCACTGGTAGTATGTCATCACAACTAGCATATAATGCTGTAGCAGTAGAAGGAATAGCGAGGTCATAGAACTCCTTGAGTGGATTGAGTGTAAACTTATATGTGCCACCAAGTGTCTGTAGTTTTAAACCAGGTGGGACGTAATCAGTCTTGTCTAGTGTTGCTAGAGCAGCAAATCCAGTGCCTTCCCAATCATAGTCTATCACCTGTAGTATTGCTTGGTTAGGATCACCGTCCTCCTCTTGATAGTAGAGTACATCTCCTACGTCAGCATAGTCACCCAGTCCTACAACATCTACAAGGAAGTGCTTCTGTTCTTTAGGGCAGTATGTATTGTCTGGGTCTAGACCATAACCAACGCCAGGCTTGTCGACTCTGATTTTCTCTACCTTACCATCTTTGATGATAGGTGTGAGTTTAGCACCTGTTCCTTCTGGGTCATTACATGTGAACATCGCTCTGACTTTAGCAGTCGTGTCGATATTAGATCCCTTCTTCCTCATGAGCACACCGACCATAGCACCTATGTCATCAATGATAGGTAGTGCCTTCAAAAGGGTAGTGCTCTGTGCATTGTCAAAAATTAATTCTGGGAAACATGGTTTCTTACGTGTGTTTTCTGGTGAGCAGTTGATAGTATCATAGTTGATCTTACCCTCTGAGTCACGGATAGGATAGACACTATCAAACTTCTCTACTAAACTCTTACCCTTCTCGAATGTCTTGTCTGTGACACCTGTACCCGCTGCACCAACCTCTGCGAACTCACCGTTCTTAGTGTTGAATGCTTTCTTAACAAACTTACCACCGACCAGTGTTGTAACAGGAACCCAACCACGTGAGTTAGGTATCGCTGTACCAACCAGAGTAGTCTTACCATCCTTAAGAGCACCCTTCGCTGCATCACTGTACTGACTCATCTGTTTCATCTGTTTATCTGCTTCACTCTCCTTAGCACCTGATCCTGTCTCGAATGTTGATAGTCCAAGAGCACAAGATAGATCGCCTTCGCAAACCATGTCGATTAGGTCAAGAATCTTACTAGCAATTCCTTGAATGATAGCAGCGTTGTTCTTAATAGCACCCAGTGCACCGCTTAGGATACTAAGAGCAGCATCAATACCAGCCATCAGTTTGTCGATGATACCACCGAACAGGTCTTGGAATATATCTTTTGCCAAGCACAATGCAGCGTCTAGTGCTTGTTCAAGAAGATCTTTCAACAGACCACCGATCACATCAGCTAACTCATTGAAGATTTGTTTGAAGAGACAGTTAAGAAGATCTCCTATGTTCTTGAGTTGATCGACAGCAGGATCCAATAGTGAAGGATCAGGGATCTTGATGTCATTGATGACCTTCTGGATCTCTTTCTGTGCCTCCTTCATTACTGTACCCTTGACGTTGGAGAGTACTCCACCCATGAAACCTTGTATTCTACTCTGTACCTTCTCGATCTCTTCTGCTACGTCCTCAATCTTACCAGTCTGTTTGTTGATGAACTCACCTATATCATTCTTCTCTATACCTCTAGCAAACTTTAGGAACTCAGCAGTAGCACCTTTGATCTTGACATCTGCGGGTGTACCACACTTACCATTACCTACATGTATAGTATATTTCTTTCTGTCATCTGCGGTTTTCATCGCATCTGTTTGAGCTGATGCTTCACCACGTGGGTTGACAGTTGATACTGTGTTATCTTCTTGTGTTGTTGTCTCTGTCTTCTTGTTAGTTCCTGTCTTTACATCTGACTCTGCTGTGTCAGCAGTACCACCAACGATACCACCACCATCACCATGCTTCTTGGGTTTGTAATCTGGTGCATGTACCTGTTGGTAACCCTTACTACTTTGTTCTGGTAGTTTAGTGTATATGTCCTTGGGGTTCTGGTCACTGATGCTACCCATGATCACTGGTATCTGGGCTGAGGATCCATCCATGAAGAAACCAACTACCCATGAGCTAACCTGTAACTGTTGGATAGAACCCATACCACTCTTCATAGCATAGACTACTGGCATGACACACGAAGCCCATGGTAGGTCTCTAGTGGGTAGTATCTCTTTGTCTGGGTTATGATACCCTACAATTCTTACCTTAACCTTACCTGTATAATCGTAATCTTTAGACTGCGTACCATCATGCTCTGGATCTGACCCGTCGTTCTCGACCTGTCCTATCCACCAGTTGAATCCATCTTTACCGATGGCATGTGCAGCACTTTCTAAATTCATCCTAAACTATCTCTGTATAATGTCACACGTGTAGACATAGCGTCTCTCTCTGTCAAAAACTGACGATAGATCTTGCCTACTATGTATCGACCACTTGCTTCGGCATCTAGTTCTCCTGACCTAGCACTATATTTATTGACACGTACAACCTGTCCAATATATAAGTCTTGCTTCCCTTCATACTCAAAACTAGCTGATTGATTGAAGAAGAATTGATTCCTTATCATAGACTGACTTAACTGTCGTGTCAAGTCTTGTGTGTATGTACCCTCGGTGTACATAGCGGTGTCAAGAACCTTTGACATGACCCTTGTGGGTGATCCACCAGTCTCTATGCTACCAAATCTTCTGTAGAACTCTGGTAGTTCTGAGGTTGGGTTGAGTTTCTTCATCTCATCATAGAAATCAGTAACAAAGAATGGCACCTCCTCATACTTAAAGTCTTTCATGTCCAGTGTAAACGTGGTACTAGCATAACTTCCAAGATTTAAACCACGGAAGACATCACTCGTACCTGACTGTGTGAACCCCTGTACATCTATCTCGGTGTCATCTTCACTGTCTAAGTTTACGTTAATTATTCTATCAGTATCCTGTAGCACTAGAGCATCCATTGATTTGAAATGATATCCATTCCTATCCTCATAGAATAAGAATCCCGCACTAGACTTACCACTCGATGACTGTAGGATAGATCTCCATGCTAACCATGAGATAATAGTATATGGATCCCAGTATGGACTGACGAAAGATATCTGTGTTGATGACAGGTCAGCATCAACTGCCTTGTCTGATTGTAATTCCTGTGTGATCAGTTCTGTTACTATATCATGAGTGAACTTACCGCCACCTTTACCAAACCTTTTTGATATCTTTGTCGCACCGTTCCTTACAGCATCTGGACTGACACAGTATAAGGTTGCCTGTGACTTGTTACCATCGACAACCACACGATCTTTAATATCATAGACCACCATACTATATGTGATGACATTATCCTCATTGTCTGTCCAACTTATATCAATGGGTTCCATACCCATCAAGTTTGATAGCATACCATCACCAGAGTCATTCATCTTGACTATGAGTACTACATTTGATTTTGTGATGTCCTCGATGTAGTGTAACTCTAGTAGATGATTGCTACTAAAAGGTTGCACTACGACTCCATCCTGATCAGTCTCTTTGTCATATACTGAGATACCGATCTTGAGGTCTAGTAGTGTAAAGTTTCCCTTTGGTGCTTCCTTCATAATATATCGTTAGGTGTCTCCCCTCCATGTGCTGAGGTTATACTAGCAATTAGATACTTGCTAACCTTGAGTGGTGCGGGAGGTAACGCATCTGATTCATTAATACCTATGCCACCGTATCTAATCTTTGCTATCTCTGCCAACATAGCTTCTGTCGCTTCCTCTTGACTCTTTGGGTTGTAACCCATAGGATGCTTAGTTTTCTGAGCCGCAGCTGATTCACTAGCAAGAGTGACATTATCAGTGAGTTCATTAATATTTTGAGTGTTGTATTGACTACCCTTACTAGCTGGTTGTATACCACTTAGAAGTTTACTTACAAATCCTGTAGCACCTTTAATCTGAGTAACTGCCTTGGAGTTCATAAACATATTCTTCGCACCCTGTGTGATATTGCGAATAGAACTCTTCATCGCATCTATCCTAGTATCACCTTGATTTGATAACTGATCAGGTGCTACCTTCTCATGTGTTGCTCCACCTTTACCTAATGAAGGTCCTCCCTTCATCATTTCCTGCATCTTGAGGACTGCTAGTTGTGTCTCAGTGGGATTATCAGGGTCATAAGGTTCACCTGCAACCAGTACCTGACTTGAACTCTCAGTGCCAGATGATTGAGTAACCTGTGTTTCTGTCTGTTGCTTCTGTTTCTTCTTCTTGCCACCACCAAGCATTCTACCCAAGGCACCGAATATACCACCACCCTGTACAAAGTTCATGAGTTTATTTTCCTTCTTCTTTTTCTTAGTGGGTACATCAAATGCTTTTCCTATGCTAGATATTTGTCCTTCAAGTGCTGCTGTCTCACCACCTGGCACATCAATCTTGTCCATCAATCCTGCTAATCCTGCTGCCACTGCCTTGAGTGGTAGTGCCATAGCATCTGCTAGTGCTTTCTTATACTCATCTAATCCTAAATCTTCAGTCAGTTCACTGGCGACATTCTTCTTACCCACCAGTCCTAAACTCTCTAGTGACTTGACACCTGATTTTGTTTCAGGTCTCTGAGCACCAGGATTCAGGAAGTTCTGCATAGGAGACGGTGCCACAGCACCACCCTCTTTTAGTGCCATCCTAGCTTTCTGTGATGTAGCACCACCATCAGCTATAAATGGGAACGGAGACTTCGACTTCGGTGCTTCCACCACTGTTGTGTCACCTGGATCTCCCTTGTCACCTTTCTCTCCCTTCTCTGGTTCACTCTGTGGTTCTTGCTGTTCTTCCTCTTCAAACTCTTGGCGATCATCGAACTCAGGTTCGTCGTAGTCGCCCGAATCACTCAAGTCGAGTGTTTGTAGTGACCCAGGTGAAATAAAGTTAGCAAACTTCCTCATGGTAGTTTGTGCCTTTAAGACCTCATATCCATCTGCTAGGTCTCTCTTAATCTTGCCACCAGCTGAGTCGTCTCTCTTGTCTGCTTCAACAAGACTCTGTATATTTTCTGCTAATAAAAATTCTTTATACTTGTCCTCTTTGAACATAGCGTTCAACAGGGCGTTACGATCCTCGAACAACCCATTAAGATCACTTAGTACCTCATGTACATTGTCTATTGAAGGAAACTTATCCATTTAGCACACCATATTTACCAGAGAAGGGATCTATACCATACGCTTTCACGTCCTTCTCCACTACTGTCACAATTTGTCTGACGGGAACTGGGAAAGGTTTGACTATAGGCATAGGATAAGGAACGAATTGTATCTCTTTCTTTCCACCAAAGAAAGATCCCACCATGCTGCCTATGTTAGATAGAAGACTAGGTCCTCCCATAGAACCACCACTGGTAGGCCACTTGACTGTCTGTGATAGAGGGTGACCATAAGATACACCACCTTTGCCACCCTCACCTGACGGTGGTTCGACAGCAGTGAATGATAGTAGAGGAGCATAAGGCATAGGATTTCCTGCTCCACCATATCTAGTAGAGTTCTTCTTATTATCTGCCTCGAAGTGTAAATGAGGACCTGTGGAGTTACCTGCACCAGGATCACCGAGTGCTCCACCAGTCTCAGCAAGTTTCTCTCCTGCTATGAACTCACCAGTTCTCTTGATGAACTTACTTAGGTGTGCTATACGCATCTGTATCTTAGTCTGTGGTAACCAGACATCCATCATGTTTCCATATCCACCAAATTTACCAGCCGCGAGAATTTTACCTGGCTCAGTGAATCCTACTGGTGTACCCACTGGTGTCCCTATGTCGACACCACCATGAGGTCTTGTTCTTCCTTCAGTTGAACCAAAGGTATCAGTGATTGGGAAGTTCCCGTATGACGTAGCGGTATCTGAATCCCATGATGAAGAAGTCATTACACCATTGACTTCTGATATCTTATTGATTACATTTCTCTTTCTAAATGTTTCTTTCTTACCATCTGCCTTAGCTGGTCGATTAAGCATACTCATTGCCATGCCCACAGGAGTCATCTTGAATGCTCCCTTGGCTAGATTGAGTGCACCTCCACCCATCTTCTTAAGGAATCCCATCGCTGCTGACTTTATCTTACTGCCCTTGAATACTGACATAGGCATTGACATGCCACCAAATACCGCTGCTAGTTTAGCTGACTCACCGAGCACAGCTGAGGATGCAGCAGTTGGTACGGGAAGTGTCTGTAAGAACCCAGTGGTCACATCTGTCAATGTAGTACCAACTTGTTTTAGTAGACTCTGGAACACAGGACCTAACTTAGAGTGTGGTATAACAAGTTCAGGTTCACCACCCTCAGCGATCAGTGCTTGTGTAGGTGAACTAACTTCACCCCCGTCTTTCATACCCGTGACATCTTTAGCGATCAGGGCAGCATCTATTCCTGCTGATATAGCAGTACCTGGACCTGGTATTGTAGATGCTATACCTGACCCTGCTTCCATGAGAGCACCCTGTACATCACCTTGTAGCAGTCTCTGCATTCCAAATCCTAGTCCTGCTATCAGACCTACGACTGGTATCTTCTTCAATCCTATCTTAACTGCTGTCTTGGCAGCAAGTTTCGCTCCTACTTTAGCACCAGCCTTCTTCAGTCCCTTCTTCGTCGCTGTCTTTACTAACTTCTGGGCGACCTTCTTCTTAGAGGACTTGGGTATCAGGTTGCTTATATTCTTCTTTAATGCTTTCGGTGCTGCTACTACCTTATCGAGGGCTGCTTTCTTTACATTCTTGACGTTGGTGCCAATCTTCTCTCCTACCCCACTGACAAATTTCTTTGCTTTACCGAACGGAGAACGCTGAAACTTCCTGTTTAATCTTAGACCACCAGCTCTTAGGTTACGTCTAAACCTACCAAGTTTAGTCTTCTTATTTAATTTCTTATTACCAAGTGCCTTCTTTATCTTCCTTGCCTTGTTTAAGGTGTTCAATATACTACCACTTCTACGTTTCTTATCCTTTTTCTCTTCTTCCTTCTTTGACCTACCTCTCACTAATACTCTGGTCTGCTGTACCTGAGTCATAAAGAAGAACTTCTTTCTATTCCTGAGATACTCGATGTACTCCATCTCAGTATCTAACATCTCCTTGGCTGTAGAAGTTACCTTACCCGCAACAGGTAAGATCTTAACCCCAAAGATTTTAGATAGACGAGTGTTCATTACTTACGTTTTTGACGTTCCTTTTCTATACGTTCCCTCTCATCCTTTAACCACTTAGCAAGCATATTGACGTAAATGTCACGCTCCCAAGGGATCATATTTTCTATGTCACTCAGAGTATATTTATGGTGTTGCACCAAGGCAAAATTCGTTTGATAGAATCTAGCTAAGCCCTCTTGGAACAGGGCTATCCGAAAAAATTAATCAGTCCTTCGATACTTGCACTAGTTTTAACACCCGTGTTAGGATTTGTAACTGTAATATCATGGCGAAGAGTAGGCATAGTGTCAAAGAAGTTTTGGATACTTTCAAACTGATCGTTAGTAAGCTTCTCAAGCCACGACTGAGCTTCTTTAGGTGTAAATGATCCACAATCTTCTCCTTTATTATATACTCTGTCGATACATGAGGATACCAGTTCATATGGATCCACATCCTCTTCAGTAAAGTTGACCTTAGTAAAGTAGTCTAGGTTAGGATACTTCATGACGACCATGATGTCATCATTCAGTTTAATCTCTGAGGTATGTCCCTCTGGGAAGTTAACCTTAACTGCATCAACAGGGAAAGTCACGGGGACTTTAGTCTCCTTGTCGTCGTCACATGGTACCTCTACCTCAATAGTTTCTTGGATAGATCTACCACGTAGTTGTAGGAAAATATATTCAACATCAAAGATGGAAAGGTCGTCCATCTTAAATCTACTGGTGATACAGCTTTTGAATATAGCTTTGATTGCTTCTAGTATCTGAGCACCGTCGTTCTCTTCCAGTGCTAGGATCAGGATCTTCTGTTCTTTAACGAGGAAGGGGCGATATTTTAGTTTCTTCTTAGACGAAGGTACAACCAACTCATAGGTTGGGGTAATTATATCAGGTAATGGCATAATAAATTAGTCCGTATATATTATATATCAGCCTTCTACTTGAACTACTTTTGGTACAGCGAAGGGTACATACTCAGCATATTCGTAGTACATACCTATGCTCAACTTAACAACTCCAGATCCAGATGAACTGTATGGTACAGATGACATCATGTAAGGATATGAGTTAATTAGTTTGATGGTGAACACGTGGTACTGATCATCCTTGAACGAGTTACTACCCGCAGCTGGATACTTCTCATACTTCTTGATGATAGTATCAGCAACATAGTCTGAGTAATAGTTCTGTGTCAATGCTCTCTGTAACTTACCGAAGTTTCCTTGTTCAGCACCTTGTATAAAGTCTTGCCATCCTCTAAAAAATCTATATGCTTCAGATGACACATCAAGTATGAACGACATATCCATCTCATTATATACCTTTGCCATCGCTGGCTTCATATTAATTCCTTTGTGTACAGATTTGACATCCTGACTTGTTAATGAGGTGCCAGGTATCTGGATCTCGTTTGCGAGATCTACCATGAGTTTATTGAAAGAGAGTTGCTCTATGCCATACTCTGTTAATCGTGCCTTTAAAATATCACTGACACCACCAAACTCCAGATCATACTGGTTGGTAGAACTAGGTCCTCCACTGTTCTGTAGATCTGCTAAAAATGATGTAACGCTTTTGAGAGTCATAAATACCCATATGGGGTGGTATTTTTATTTATGTCTCTAAAACAAGGAAAGTTCAGACCCAAGCACTATAAGAAGTACAAGGGAGATCCCACTGACATATTTTACAGGTCAGGATGGGAACTTAAGTTCATGAACTGGTGCGATATGGATAGTAAGGTTGTAAGTTGGTCGTCGGAAGAGATAGTTATCCCATACAAGTGCCCTACAGATAACAGGGTACACAGGTATTTCCCAGATTTCTGGGTCAAAGTCAAAGAACCCAAGGGGGTCAAAGAGTATCTAGTGGAAGTGAAACCATTGAAACAAACAATGGAACCCAAACCACAGAAACGTCAAACCAAACGATACATCACGGAGGTGTTGACTTATGCTAAAAACGATGCAAAGTGGAGGGCAGCTAAGGAATACTGCCTCGACAGAGGAATCGAGTTCCGACTCATCACAGAGCGAGAGCTCAGGATTAACTACCCTGCTCCAAGAACTAAGGGGAAGCAAGGTAAGCAAAGCTCAACTAAGAGAAAAAATATTTGAAGCACTCTATGATAATGCTACTGAGAACCCAGAGGTAGGTAAGTTCTACTTCTTTGAGTATGACCCGAAATATAGAGATAGTTTAAAAAAATGGGATGAGTACCCACTAATAAAACTCATGGAAATTAATAAGAATAGGATGCTAGGTATGAACATCCACTTCCTCAGACCAAAAGCTAGACTTGGGGCACTAAATAAAGAGGAAGCACCTATGTCGACGCTTCGCTACTACATACCTAAGAATGCCGATAACTTGTTCTTCGAGATACCAGAGGAAGATATGCAGGCAATGAGTCAACTACCACTAGAACAATTCCATACAAATAGATGACAACTGGAAATAAAGTATTATATGGAGATTATAAGGAGTATCCTAAAGGAATTAAGGATATACCTTTTGCTTCGTATTTGAAAATTACAAGGTATCAGTACAACGAAGGTATCAAGAAAGCGAGAGCAAGTGGGCAACAGGGTGTGGGAGCAGCTCTGGGTAACGAAGCAGCTCAGAAGTTAATTAATAAGACAAGAGCAGCAGCAGCATTTTCTTTTGGTGGACTAGACATGCAGTCTGGTGAACTGAATAGATTTCAAGCAGAAATCCAAGCGATAGCTAGGAGTCAGATGTCCAAGGGAGCAGATAAAGATAAAAGAAACGGAACTCTCAAGAAGATTAAAGAAGGAGACTATAGTAATATCAACTTCCCCATCAAATTACAAGATGGAACTGAAGTAGAGACCAGTGCTGAGTTAGCATCAATAAAGAATAAAGCGATAGAGGTTGCCAACAGCACATCTTCAATATATTTCTTACCCATGCCTAATGAATTTCAGTATTCATATGGAGCAGAGTGGGGAAATACATTCAAGTTGGGCACCATGGCAAGATTACTTGATGATCCAGCTGGCACCGTAGGTCAGATGGCACTCACAGGTACACTAGGAGCTGGTGGTGAAGCGATCAAACAACTTGGTGGTGAAGCACTAGAAGCAGCGGGTGGAGATATAAGTAACATTCTTGGTGCTGCGTTTAAATCAGCAACAGATCCATTCGGTCAAAATAGTGATTTAAGTGCCACTAATGTGTTAGGTCTAGCAGGGTTAGCACCTAACGAGAATGCTATCATGATGTTCAGTAAAATGTCTATGAGAGAATTTAGTCTATCATTTGAGTTCTTCTCACGTGACGAGAATGAAGCGAACGACATAGATAGAATCATTAACGGATTCAAGACGGGTATGCACCCAACAGCGAACACCAACGCAACGGGAGGTGTACTGGGGTTCCCAGATGTGTTCCTATTGGAACCATGGTTCGGTATAACTGATGAAGATGGTAATGTTAAGGATGGTGGTATACCACACCCAATGATGCCACGTTCTAAGATGTGTGCTCTTACAAGTCTATCAGTTAACTCTTCACCATCTAATAATTTTATAACTACCAAAGATGGTAAGTTACCACTACAGACTGTTATGATGTCCTTCGCAGAGACAACAGCACTAACACGTTCAGATCTAGATACAGGTAAGTTCTAATGAGTTTATTTTCAAACGCACCGAATGTAGTATACAACTATACTGATCAAATTTTAGATCCGAAAGTTTATACTGCGAAAAATTTATGGAGAAGAAATGATATCAGAGACGACTATCTCTCTAACGTCGTGCTGTTTGATGATTTCTTTATTAATCCTGGTGATACACCAGAGTCCATAGCATTTAATTACTATGAGAGAGCAGATTTTGGGTGGACTATTCTAATAGTAAATGACATCACTAACTACCATGAACAGTGGCCAAGATCAGCGACAGCATTAAAAGATTATGTGTACAATAAGTATGATAACCCTGAGTATGTGATGATGTATGAGACAACAGAGGTTATAGATGCTTTAGGTCGTAGGATCGTTGAAGCAGGGAAGAGAGTTCCAAGTAACTTCCAAGTCACATACTATGATGGTACAGCGTCTGCGGGTGTAACTGTTAACCCAGTATCAGCAGTGACATACTATCAATATGAAGAGAGATTGAATAATGAGAAGGAGAAGATACAATTAATAAAACCCACCTATATCCAAGAGTTCGTAAATATATACGTATCCTCCCTTCATCAAGGTGGGTCTTTAGTTGTAGGTCAGTCTAAGACTGAAATTAAAATAGATTAAGGATTAAATCCTACACCAGGATCAAAGTCACCAAAGTCGACAGTTCCCTGTGTCTCAGGTGTGTCGATAGTATAAGTGAATCCATCGTCTGTGAAATTATATTGAATACCATCCATAGCATCCAAATCGCCACCGACTCTTTCATTAGCGAAGGTGGTTTTGTGGTCTTCATCGAAGATTTTTAATCCTGCGTCTGTTAACACATGGTTGTACATCTTCTCGAATACACCTGGTGGTATGGTACAAATGTGAGCACCGTTCCAGAATGCGAGTGTAACCTTAGCAACGTCACGAATAGATGCTGCCAATACCTCAGTATAGATACCATGTTTCTTGTAGATATCAACTATAGAACGAACAACCTCTACACCTGAGTGAGAGTTGTCTTCTAGTCGACCAACAAAAGGTGAGACGTATGCTGCCCCTGCCTTTGCTGCTAGGATTGCTTGTGCTGTGCTGAATATAAGTGTTACGTTAACTCTAATTAATTCTTTTGAAAGAGT